TCTCAGTATAAACGACTTTAAGCCAAACATTTTTAGGTAATTCAACATTGATAACTTTTCCATCAAAGACTAATGTAATAGTCCCTGTACCATCTCTATGTTTAGAGACCAAAGCACGACAATCTGAACCGAGCTCGATTCCTTCAATCGTAATACTGCGTTTTATCTTGTTAACGTTGATGATTGCACCATTCGATGTTTTAATTCTCATTCTCCAATTCCTCAATCAACCAATCAAGGTTCTTTCTAGCTTTCTTCAGATCTTCAATACCGTTCTTCTTTTGGAAACGTAGTAGATACTTGATTGTATTTCCCCAACACCATGCAGCCTTACCAATTAAGTTACCAATAAAATTATCAATCACTTCAATGCTTTCAAGACCTTTTGAGCCTTGATAATGGCTTGGCTTGTTTACATTATCAATCACAAGGTAATCCTCATCTTTTACGAATGAACCATCGATCCATCGACCTTTACGGTCTTTAATTTCTTGATAAGCAAGTTCAAAACATTCATCAAAATCATATCCAAGATTTTTTAAATAACCAATACATCGTACCAGATTGTGTCTGCACATTTCCTTACTGGCAAGATTCTGAGATAACTGAAATTCACTGATATTAGCATTCATTAAGTTGAAACAATCAAGTACATCTTTTTTACTGATATTCTCAGATTCTTTAAAAATTTGATTCACATCTTCCTTAATGAGTAATGTTAAGCCTACAATCACGACTGCACAATCTCCGATACTGTCCTTCATAAGCTGTTCGTTTTTCTTGAGATAACCAGCGCATAGTTCACCAAACTCTTCACTAAGTTTGAGTGACTGCTTGTCTAATCGTCCACCGTTTTCAAGGTCACGGTCAATAAACCATTGCTTAACATTTTCTAGTGTGTTCATAATTCAATATCATCTCCTATCTACTGGAATTAAATTAGATAATTTTAAATTCGTGTAATCACCATCTATAGGTTTTACATGCTGCCTGTCAAAGAATTGCATTTCCATCAGAAAACGCAAAGGTACATAGTTTGCTATTCCAGTCTTTGGACTAACAACATTCACAATCAATTCTTTTTTCCCATTACGTTTTAACTTTATACCTTTTTGAATTATCTTTATTAGTTGACCTGAACTAGTACGAATTTGTTTTAATCTACCATAGTCACTGATTTCATACATTTTCTCATGACCAAGCAGCGGAAACCATTTCTCGCCACGATACTTGTTAGTCTTTAATGGCGGTTCTTTCTTCTTTTTCTTCTTCATTCAAACTCCTCTAATTGCTTTTTAGTAAAATGTTGTTTTGATAAACAGTTACGGCAATAATCTATACTTGTTTCAAGTGGATAATGCCCACATTTAGAGCATGACAACATCCTATGTTTATAAATTAGATTTCCATATTCATCCGTAACTGGTACTTCAATCACTTTTGCCATTATAACTCCTTTGCTATTGCAGCAATAACATTTACTGTCACGCTATTGCCCGCTTGTTTATATAGTTGACTGTTAGAGTTGACCTCTTGTGCCTTATCAAAAGCCCAATCTGGAAAACCTTGTAACCTCCAACATTCCCGAGGTGTCAGTTTCCTAATTCTGAAATCAGGCTCTACCACCCCTTGACTTTCTCCTGTCAAAAGAGTATTTGCTATCTGCTTACCAACTCTACCTCTGCGTGTTTTAGAGTTTGGATGAGATAGATTCACACTATCTCCAATTTCAGCTTCTGCATATCCTTGCTTGGTTGCTTCTTTAACTCTGATTTTAGGTTCAAGTCCACCACCGCCCACGCAATTAAGACATGGAGAAATACCACTTATGTCGTATACTCTCCCTCTGTGAGGATTTCCACCGAAACTTTCTGTATCAATTAAATTACCTACTTGCTTGACTTTATTTTCAACGACCACTCCGTGTCTGTCTTGTGCCGTTAGCGTAAACATAGGCTCTCCGTCCGTTTTAAATCTTCTGCCGTTTTGTCTTTTATTCGCTCGGTCAGGTGTCAGCACGGGAATAGCGATTTGTTTAGGCTCTTTGTAATCTCTAGCGCAAAGCGTACCAACTAAAACGTTTGAGTCGTAAACAATACTGCCTGTCCCTTGACTTGTCCCATTCGGATTTTTAGTATTCCCTACTATTTCGATTTTTGACTGTTGATTATCAGATTTTGCATTTTCTCTGATGATAGGAAAAACCCTTCTGGTACGTCCTTCTCTAAGATGTCCGATAATGAACACTCGCTCCCGATTTTGAGGGACGGAGAAATTTTTGCTGTTAAGCACTTGCCATTCGACATCATACCCCAATCCATCAAGCGCTCCGAGGATTGTTTTAAAGGTATTTCCTCTGTCGTGGTTAAGGAGTCCTTTAACGTTTTCAAGAAAAAGATACTTGGGTTTAAGAATATCGGCAAATCGTGCAATTTCAAAGAAGAGAGTTCCTCTAGTGTCTTCAAATCCTCTTCTTGATCCAGCAATGCTAAAAGATTGACACGGGAAGCCCCCACAAATAACGTCAACGTATCCAATATTTCTGACTTCTTCATCTGTAACTGTTGTAATATCATGTAATTCTATTTCTCCCTCTGTGTTGTGGATTGCTTTATAACTCGCTCTTGCGAATTTGTCAATCTCGCAAAATCCTATACATTCATGGCCGGCGGACTCCATCCCTAAACGAAATCCACCGATACCAGCAAATAAATCTAAAAATTTCAAATCTCAACCTCTTCTCCAATTTCTGTATCATTGTATTTCTGCTCACTCACCACAAATACATTCCCGTTTACCGTGATAGTGAACAAACTTCCGATTTTCTTCTTAGCTTCCACCTTGCCAGTTATCTGATACTTGCTATCAGCATGATAGACTAGCAAGGGTTTCTGTGTTTCACGTTGCATGAATAGTAAGCACGTAGTAAGTAAGGCATAGCCGATTAAAAAGCGTTTCATGTTTCAACCTCCTAAATTGCTAAATGGAACTTCCCACTGATAATCATCATATTCATAACAAACGTTTTTGATAATTTTACCTTTGGAAATTTCAATTTCCTGCGTGAATTCCATGCCACACTCAAAAGTAAAAATTTTAATATCAACATCAAACTTACTCGAAATTTCTTGATAATTTTCTGGAATGGCTCTCCATGCTTGCTTGAAATTATCCAGTTCTAAAATACAAAATTCTTCTTCAAGCCAAACTTCTATTTGTTCTTTTTCAATAAACGCTCGTCTTGTTTCGTTAATGTAAAAATAGGGAGCTGTGTTATTGAATTTAAGCAGAGTGCCATCCCATTTATCTTCTAGCGTCACAGTGTCGTTTAATGGCATTTGTTTTAATGCTGATGCAATATTTTCGCTTCTTCCTCTTAATTTAATAGATCCTTCGGCCCAATTTGGCATTATTCCTTTACCTCCTCAACTTCAATCCCCTCACAATTAAATACCCAGCCGAAGTTGGCTTCTTCTAATTCTTTGCGGGTGTGTATAATTTCTCTATCGCTATAAAGTCCTTTCATTCCGAAATACCATTCTTGAGTAACTTTAGCGTATTTAAGGAATTTTGCCCCATCTGGGACCCCTTTTAATTTGATTATATACTGCTTCTCTTTCTCGACCTCGTAGCTGTCAAGTATAGCTTTTATTAATCTTTTTCTGTTTTCAAGTTCCCTAAATCCTTTGCTCAGGTCTTTTAATTCTGTGCCATCTATATCCATTAAGTAGTAACCCCAGCCAGTTCTTGAAACATGGTATAAAGCTGTTGTAACATCACTTTCACAATTAAAATCAAACGTTCTAAGGAATTTCGCTTCTTCTTCAGATACTTTCACTTTCTGCGGTTCGTCTAGTTGTCGTAAATCTTCCACAAGACCCTGATAGACTTTAGTTTTAAAATTTGCTCCAAATTTTAATTGGACATCTTTCAGCTTGTCTTCATATTTCTCAATCAACTCTTGTTTATTCATCTTCCAACTCCTTTAATTGTGATTTCATCTTCTTTAACTTCTTTTTCAAATACTCTCTGTGAGCAGTCCTATTCTGTGCGACTGACTTCTCACAAGGTTTTGAGTATTCAACAATAGCAGCTTCCGTCTTTCCGATTGAATGCTTTAATGCTTCAATCATTTGTTGTTTGATGCTTATTCAAACACCTCTCTCAGCTCCACAACTTCTTCATTGTGGTTGAACGGTTCATGTGCTAACCGTCCAATACCTTTACTATTCACACCGTCCTTTGTGTCTGTCGCATATTTCAGAAATAATGCTTTCTTACAGACATAACATCGAATGGAGATTTTATCAGGCTGTACCTTTCTAATATAGCATTCTCCACAGAACGGACATTGTACGTCAACTTTCATTTTTAACTCCTAAAATTGTTTAAAAAATCAAATGCAACCGTGCAACCGATAAAAAACAAAATTTAAAAAATAAAATTTAAGAATCCTTATTTAATAGGCTTTCTCTATTATTAATACTTTTATTAATACTTTTTTAAAAAATAACGGTTAATCGGTTGCATTATATAAAAATAGTATAAAAAAATCAGTATTATCAAGGGTTTAAGGGTGCAACCGTTCTTTTAATTTATCGGTTGCATATCGGTTGCATGCAACCGTTCTTCTTAAAAAGTGCAACCGATGCAACCGATAGAATTTTAAAATGCAACCGATCTATTTTTCTTTAATTCGCTTAAATCCTTTAGTATTTTTTCCACCAATTCTGAACTGACCTTTTCCCCAACCAGGGTGATTATCCATAATCATATTGATTTTAGTTGATAACTTTTTATCATTTGAATTTCTCATGAAGAGGTTATACATCATCTCACGAGTTGAGACTTTTTCCAGTTTTTTAGTACCAGCTTCAAACTCACTACTGTTATCAAAATACTTGCTAGTATACTGATGTTGTTGTTGAATTGACCAACTCGACCAATTATCAGGAATAGGCATTTCCAAGTATTCAAGCACTTGTAATTCCACTTCATCACGATACATGAATTTCTCACGATAGATTTCCAATCGTTCTTCAGTTTCTTTATCAAACATCAAATCAGCACCAGCTTTATAGATTGTGACAGCTTCGCCCCAAATTTGTTCGACTGTTTCAGGTTCGATTTCCATAGGGTGTTTCTTCTGTCTGCTAGTATCTGCCATGACGGATAAAAACCTACGTTCACCAGTTTTGTCTTTTAAGTATTCCTTCTGATTTGTCGTGCGTGCTAGTACAAAATTTTTAGCAAATTCCTCAGTACGCTTCATGTAAGGCTTACGAAAACGTAAGCTTGTTTTTGAGATAAATGCTTTTGTTTCAGCGAAACTCATTCGGTTACTAGCAACCATTTCATCATCATTTACAATTAATGCTTTTAACATGATGTCGTAGTTATCTTTGTTTGCAAAATCTGTGACAGCATCGGTATACCATTCACCACCCAGCTTTTGAAGGAGTGAGGTTTTCCCAACACCTTGACCACCTACGAGATCTAAAACATAATCAAATTTAGCGTAAGGGTCGTATACTTTAGCAACTGCGCCAACTAACCACATTTCAGCAATTTTAGAAACTAAATCAATATCTTCTGCACCGAGGTAGACTTGAAGCATTTGGTTGATGCGTTTACGCCCATCCCAATTACTTGCTGCACGTTCCATATATTCCATAACTGGATTGTATGACCTTTCTGAGAAGAAGGTTTCCATGCCATCCAGCATCGCTTGGTTTGAGAAAGCAACACCTAATACACTTTCAAAATAAACTTTTACAACCGAATCAAAATTAGAGGGTAACTCTCCTTTTTTAAAAAAAGTATTTCCAATTCTGATATCTTTGGTTAGTTCATGCTCTTGTGAAAATTCATTATGTTTTAGGTAAATACTTAATTGATCATCAGCCTTGAAAGAAAGAAGTACATTATTTGGACTATTTGATTTAATTCCTCCTTTATCGTTCAGTATCATTGTATCTTGTGAATTTATGCTAACTACATTACCAATTGTTCTCACCTTCTATCTTTTTTAATCATACTTTCAACAGTACGCATCACTTCTTTTTCAGGTAAAGGATTTTGACTGTTAGTATTCGCTAGTCTTGCCAATTGAATGACTACTTCATCATCGACTGCTCGATATAATAGACCACCTACGAACTTTGCTAGTTTATCGTTTCGTCCACCTTCATCACCAAAACCAAGGGCGATTGTTTCAAATAATTCAGTGGTTTGGGTTCTGTCTCGTGTATAAGACCTTCTAGCTAAATCCCTTAAACCATCTTTACCATCATAGGTATGACCATGTGTTTCTTTGTATTGTTTCTTGATTGCTCGAATTAAATCTCTGGAAGGTGTTACGATTGTTCCACCTTCCTTTGATTTTTCTAAATCCCACTCATATTGCCCTTTATCTGTGGCAGATGGTGCTACAAGAATATAGTTATTTTCGTGAGCCTTAATATCAACACCTGGTAGGAAACCGATCATCTGTGTGATAGGCTCATCATCTCTTTTGAAGTAGAATAGATGTTTCCCACCGCTTGCAGTTTTAGCTTGTAGGGTTGGTTCAATCAGTTTTAAGTATTTCCACTTTTTAAGAGACTCAAAACCGTTTGATTTGCCGTGTTTGTCAATATCAATAACAAAGAAATTAGTTGTTTTAAGAGCAATGTTAGCGTTTGGATAACCATCCCAAAAAGCTTCAATTTCACTTGCAGTCATGGCAGGTTTATCAGCAAATTCAATCAAAGGCATCTTGTTTTTAGGATTGATTGGAATGACTGAAAATCCTAAATTTTGATATTTTAGAGCGTACTCTTTCATACTAGCCATTCCAATTTCCTCCTATTTTTTTATTTTTTTAGAATGGTAAATCGTCTTCACTGATTTCTAAACCTTCAGCGCTTGGAAGTCCTTCAGCTTCATCAAGATCATAGCTACGGTATGTTTTACCTTTGCTTTCTGTTTCAATAATAATCAACTTGAAGTAAGAACCAACTGCTTTACGTTGAAGCGCTTCTTCTAGTGCTTTCCCATCTTCAAAGTCAGCTTTTAAAGGTGCATCGTCTGCAAATGCAAGAGCCTTTTGGAAGAATTTAATAGTGCGTTGGACTGACCAAGAAATATCTTTGTTATTCCAAGTGTCTAGCGTTCCAAATGATGCATACTCAACTCGACCATCATAGTCACCACCACGGATTTCAAAGCAGTATTGGAGACTTTCCCAGCCTTTTTCTGAAATATTGAATTTAACGGATTTAAGGATTGCTTGGTATTCACCAGCTGGGATTGGTGCAGGACCATTCGCGCTGTCTTTACGTGGGTCAAAACCTTCTTTTTTGATTGATTGTGCGATATCTAATAAACTCATGTGTTTTCTCCTTTAATTCTTAAAATAGTTCTTTAACTGTTGCATCTTCTTTTTTCTCTACTGCTGCAGTCGGTTCATTGTTTGTTGTTTCAGTTTTTTCAACTTTTTTAGGTTTAGCAGGTGTCAATGCACCACGGATTGTTGTTAAGATTTTCAAGATTTTCTTGTCATCAACTTGATCCATGTAGTAAGATTTACGCTTACGGTCAACCTCACGGTTATAGTTATTACCGATTTTTTCTGTATGAATCATTAAGTCAGAGTTACCATTGATAAGGTTGACATACTTATCTTTCAAGCTTGGTTTGTCTTTGGTAGCATTACCGTTATCATCATATTCAGAGATTTGACGACTGATATAGATAACATTCATCGGTAAGGCTTTAAGGTCAATAACCAATTCAGTGACTGCTTGATTAAAGAAATCATAACCTTTACCGTATGGAATTTCTGACAAGGATTTCAAACGAGGTTTCCCTGGTGGAGTTAGTTCATCACACACAGCGATTTTAATCATCTCGATAACATCATCGATTACATCGACTACAACTGTTTCATAAGAATGTTTTTGTGTTTGAAGTGCCAGGAGGATTTCACCCAACTGTTTGATAACTGAATTGGTAATTCGTCCAGAGGTGTCTTTTTCATTCAATAGTTGAATACTTGGTACGCTGTTAGCTTCTGCATTTCCGTCCGTGTTTAATACAATAGGGTTTGGAAATTCGTTTGCTAGATAAGACTTACCACTCATGGTTTCACCGTAGATGAAATAGTTACGAGGGGTGTCTTTCGGGATTTGTGGTTTGTTTTCTGGTAATTTAAACAAGATTTATACTCCTTTATAATAAAATTCAATTACATTTACATCGTGTTGCTGACGACTTCCTGTTATGCGCCAAAGCAACTGTCGGTAATCATCGTATTCTCCAGAGCCTTCTTCGACTGGATCTAGTACGACAATCGTTTGGTATTTGTGTTGTAGGCCATCAACGCCTACGCCTAAAACTTGACTGGTAGCAACCACTATCTGATTATCTAGACCGTCCTTTATGTCTCCAGTCCAGATACCAATATTTGGATGTCTTTCGCGGATAACATTCACAATCTGTTTAGACTTACTGACAATCAGCATATCGTGTGGTGCTCGTTCAATTAGTCCATCAAGTTCTATCAATAATGGTGTGTCTTTGTTGACTGCTTTTAATTTCGGAAAATCAACATCTACACCAGTTTGGTTTAGGTAGCGCTCGAAGGTGTTCCTTCCAAAATATTGCTTAGCCATGGCAGTCTTACCATTTACTGTGACTAGATTTAACTTCCTAAATTCAGCAAGTTTTTCTGGATTGCCAGGAGCAACTCTCTTTCGATAGAATTTAATCTCAAAACCGTTATTCTCAACTGCGTTTTCAATTTCTTCGATTTTTTCCCACCTAAAGAAGTTTGGTAGATTCGAGACATAACGTTCATAATCTCTAAAATCTTCCCACTTCTCTTTTGAATAACTTAATGGATCATAGACCATTTTTCCGTGAGCCTTTTGCCAATCAAACTTATTATTAGGTGTTGCCCAACCAAAAACGATTTTTTCTAGTGGGTAGAAGTTTTGACCTTTTTTTCTGATTGGCGTTGCTGAAAGACCTATCGTGTATTTTCGCTTTATTTTGTGATATAAGGCTACTTGCTTATCGCTCGACATATTCTGCCATTCATCGACAATCAGCACGTCACAGGCTAATTTATGCCCCTTTTTGACTTGATTTTGAAGATATCTATCTGTCTGAATGATAATCTCAACATCTTTATCAAAATTCATAAACTTGACTGCATCTATCCAACCATTCAAGATTGCTAGTCTGTTATTGGTGATGATGATTTTCTTAGCTTTTTTATGCTTTGCAATAGCAAGCGCACAGATGGTTTTACCTCTGCCCCCAAGAGCTTCTAAAAAAATTCCATTTGATAAGTGGTCACTTCTTTTAACTGCTTCAGCTTGCCACTTTCTAAGAGTTATTGTGATACTCGCTCACCACCTTCCCGATATCTTGGATAACTTCTTCAACATTATTTCTCATTGCCCAGAATAGTCCAAGTCTTGCTGCCGCTCGAATATCCTGATGATGACTTTTCTCGAATTTCCAAAGACCTAAGATTTTTAATAGGGCGTCTGGAATATCTGACTTATAGCCACCGTTATATTGAAGAATGGCATCTGGATAGCATAACTGCATATAAGCAATAGTTTCTAACACACTATTGTCTTTTGACCTATCGTTATCTCTGGTTCTAAATTCTTCGACAACCACTACATCAAATTCAAGTGTTGTTCCAATGCTATGAAACCACTTAGCAAATCCCTTCATACCATATTCCACTACCCAGCTACCAACCAACCTAGCATTATCAAGCAAGACAATCCCTGTTGTTGAAGTTTCAATTTTATTTGACGATGGGTCAATTGCTAGAATTTTCATAACACTATTTAATCCTCAAACTTCTACTTTCTTGAAGGCTAGCACCTTTGATTGTTTTTCCAGATTTTAGCAATTCCTTGATTGTTGCTTTATCTGGTGTTAATTTTTGAACAAAGTATTTCTTAGGTAATTGCTCTTCATCTACAACTACTGAAGGTTGATTTTTCGCTAAAAATACTGTGAAGAGCAATCCCTTAACTTTTTCATATCCAGTAATTTCAAAAGCTTTTTGTAAACAAGTTTTAAGCCAGGTTATGTCATTATCAATTGATTTATACCTTGCTGTCAGTCGGTCAATTTCATCTTTAAGAGCTTTCTTATCAGCTTCTTTATTTTTGATAACCTTAACTGTGTTTTCAACTTTTTCTTCAAATTGATCAGTCCAATCAAGTGATTCTAAAGTATCAAGTTTCGCTTCTTCATCTAATCCCTCAATATCATTGATTCGCTTAAAAATACCTGTTAGTTCATAGAGTGTTTTCATTTAGTCATACTCCCTTCCTTCAAATTCATTAACCAAATCCTCGCTCCCACACTTTGGACATTCAATAATTGGGTAACTATCGACATACTCGAATGTGTTTCCACAATCACGACATCCACACTTCCAGATATATAGGTTCATGTAATCACCCCTTTGGATATGGTAGGGCAAGTAGTTCAGGTCTTAGCCCTTCTGGTTTTTGTGTGTCGTAAGTGAATTGACGGTCACAGTTACGAATGTTTGTGCGTGCGATAGTGTAGAAATCTTCTTGTTCCTCTACTTCCTCGACTTTCTTTTCTTCTTTAGAAGTTAGTACCATCATTGTGAATAAGAGGATGAATATAATTGCGACTCCGAGTAATTGTTCTGCGATATTTGGTTCTGTCATTTCTCTTCGTCCTCTTTGATTTTATTTATTTTCTTTTGGTCTGAGTATGCTTGTATCCAGTATTTAAGTTGTTTTCTTAAATGTATATTTTCTTCTGAAAAAATAAGTGCAGTTTCTTTCCAATCAATATTTTTTTCTTTTGGTTCATTGTTAAAAAACCATTTTATAAGTTTGTCTAGTAATTTCATGTTAAACTCCCAATTGTTTTTTCTTTTTTTAAGTTTTCCAGCATCTCTGCTAGTGTTTCCTTTTTAGCACGATATCGATTTCTACTTTTCCACTTCACGAAAAGGCGAAAGCCTTCGTAATTGATGAATACAATTTTATGTGTTGGATTATCAATGAACTGTTTAAAATCTGGATGCTCTCTCATCTCAGTAGCCCAAATTTTAGCAGTTCCAACTGTCAGACCTTCCCACATTTGGCAAAGGTGTTTGTAGTCGCCATGTGTGGCCTTTTCATTGACATCCACAGGTTTGTAAGTAATTTCTGTTTTAGGCATGGATTTTCCTTTCTTTTTGTGATATAATTCAGTTAGTTATTTTAGTAAGCGCCCGACTTCTGTTAGGTGCTTTTTTTGTTTCACTCGACATATCTCCTTTCCTTCCCTAATCTCAAACCGAATTCCTAATTCGGTAATTTCAGAAAATCCGAAACATTGTCCAAAAAAAATGTGTCAACACTGACATCTAAGGCATCTGCAAGAAGAGCAAGATTTTTGTAACTAGCACTTCTTAAACCTTCAGGACTAGCTTCATATCTACTGATTGATCTTGTATTGATGCCAGTTTCTTCAGACAATTCTTGTTGAGTTTTGTTTCGGAAACGACGTAGAATTTTCAATGTACTTGTCATACATATCTCCTTTCGTAATTTATATGTCCATTATACACTTCGGTTTTTCCGATGTCAAGACTTTTATTTCATTTTTTTAGAAATTTTTTTCTATTTTTATTTTACACAGTTCGGAAAAAGTGATATTATATAAGAAAGAAAATAATAAGGGGAACGCAACAATGAAAGAAGAAAAAAATTATTTCGCAACAAATTTGAAATTTCTTCGCCAAAAACATGGCCTCGAACAAATAGATCTTGCTACGAGGTTAGGTAGAAAAAGTTCATCTTCAATTAGTGAATGGGAAAAAGGAAAATATACTCCTAAAGCTGGAGTTCTTAATGATATAGCAAAAATTTTTGGTGTATCGCTGTCAAAATTAATGTCTACAGATTTAACGAATCCCTCCTCTGAAATTGAAGAAGAAAATCCAACATTTAAAACGATTCAACGTAAAGCAAAAAAATTAAGTGTTACTGATCAAGAACGTTTGCTAAAAATTATGGAAATAACTTTCCAAAATATTTCGAATGGAGGTGGCGAAAACGACCACGATTTCTAGGAATATCAATTACAAGAAATTAAAAAATATAGCATATAGTTTTCTCAACCAATACACAAATGGTAAATTACCAATCGACTTACTCCATATTATTTCACAACTTGATAATCTTTATCTAATGAAATATAGCACCTTTGCAAAAGAAAACGATATGGATATTAATGAAGTTTACCAATTTTTAAACAGTGAAGATGGCGCATTGTGGTACAAAACCAATACACAAACATATATCTTGCTCTACAATGATACTATTGATAATAAAGAGCGTATTCGTTTTACAATCGCTCACGAACTAGGACATTATGTTTTAAAGCATAACGAAGTGACTGATAAAACGACTTTGTCTCGTTACACTTTGACCGAAGATGAATATAATGTATTTGAAAAAGAAGCAAACTTCTTCGCTAAACATTTACTTGTACCGTTTCCAGTATTAGGGAACTATAAAAACTTTTTCCATTCTATGGATCATCACTTTGTCCAAACAGTATTCCAGGTTTCTTATTCAACAGCGAAATATGTAATCGGAAACCTAGATTCAATGCAATTAGCAGGTCTTGGTAAAGATGCGCATGAGGTAGAAAAAAAGTTTGCAAAGTATATAGAGACCAGTCAAAAAACTAGGATTTGCCAAACTTGTCATAGTAAAATTAAAAGAGATTCTAAGTATTGTCATATTTGCGATACGCTGCAGCCTAAAGGAGAAACTAGCCTTAAAGCTTATTTGAGGAATCGAGAAAAAGAAAAGGAACGTATGAAATATTCGAAATATGATTTAGACTTGGACGGATATCCAATTGTCTGCCCTAAGTGCGAAAATGAAGAATTAGACGGTAGTAATTACTGCAATGTTTGCGGTATATACACGAGAAATATTTGCCTCGGTGACTACGAACATAGCTATGATGTCCGTGGGTATGCAATACCAATCGGTCGTTATTTAGATAATGGTTGCAAAACTATATTATCTGGAAATTCTCGATATTGTCCAGACTGTGGAGGTAAGTCAAGCTACTTCTACCAAGGTTTGCTTAAAAATTGGGATTTAGAAAAAGACATTGACGAAGAACTACCATTTTGATTCTTTTCGTTACATAAAAAAATCCCCACACTCGCCTGCAAGCTAAAATGTGAGGATATCCTGTATAAGAAACAACCATTCAAAAGGTCGTTTTCTTATACCCATTTTACCAAGAAATGAGGTGAAAAGCAAATGTGGATAGAAGAACTTTCCAACGGAAAATTTAAATTTTTTGAGAGATATAAAGACCCGTACACTGAAAAATGGAAAAGGGTTTCTGTTACTCTAGATTCTGGATCGGCCAGAGCGAAAAAGGAAGCTCAGAAGCTTTTAGAACAGAAAGTTACGAATAACGTACAACGTATAAATTCTTCTGATCGATTGTTCAACGATGTTTTGAATGAGTGGTGGGAATACTATAAAACAACTGTTAAGAAAACAACAGTTACTGCTCGTACCGCTCCTCTTAATCGTATTAAGAATGATTTTGGTATAGATACACCTATTCGAAACATCGATACTGCTTACATTAAAAAGTATATCATGGATAGCAACCTTACAAAAGCACAGTTAAAGCACTTCAAAGATATCCTCAATGCAGTTTTTGACTACGCTCAAGAAATAGGGATGGTTAAAGATAATCCTGCTAGGTCTACCAGATTGCCTAAAAATATTGCCAGTTTAGAAAATGTTGTTGCTGTTAAACAAAAATTCTTAGAGCAAGAAGAGTTGAACAGTTTACTTAAAGAACTCTACAGACTCAAACGAACATATAGGGCAGGTTTGTTAGCAGAGTTTATGTCATTGAATGGTTGTCGCATTGGTGAAGCCGTAGCTATCCAGATAAGCAACTATCACAAAGATGAAAGATTACTTGATATTCACGGCACGTTAGATAGTATAGACAAGAATGCTCAAAAAGAATTTACAAAAACAATCTCAGGACATAGAACAACACAACTAACAAATCGGGAAATTGAGATCATAGATGAGTTAATCGTGTTGAATGATCTAGAATCTTCGGTAAAAGAAAATTGGCCTGAAACAGACTACATCTTTTTAAATAATAAAGGCCATCCGATTCAAAGAAACTCTTTTAACATCACTTTACAAAAAGCAAATAAAAAATTGGATGAGCCAATAAAAAAACATCTCAGCTCCCATATTTTTAGACACACGCTGGTTAGCAATCTAGCAGAAAACAACATCCCTCTAAAAGCAATCATGTCAAGGGTAGGACATAAGGATGCAAAGACAACTAATCAAATCTACACACATGTCACAAAGAATATGGAACATGCAGTTTTAGATGTTTTAGATTCTATATCATCAAATAGGAAATAAAAAGTTTTGCCCCTTATTTGCCCCTTGATAAAAAAAAGACCTATCACACAAGCTGTAAAGCCTGATATGATAGGTTCTTTTACTTTTAGATTAACGTACTGTACGGATACGCATTGTATTTGTACGAACAGCTTCACCAAGAGGCACACCTGCAACGATAATCATATCATCACCAGATTGAACCAAACCTTGTTCAACAGCAATTTTCTCAGCAAGATCA